ACATGACGCCTAACTTCGTGCGTTTCAGTTTCAACAATTACTTCAGTATGCCTATTGAACTTCGCCGTAAAAACATCGTCCCCCGCCGAACCGAATTCTAATACAGCTTCGTCAACCTCCGGTTTCTGTTTGGGGGTTGTCCGCTTCCGGGGGCCAACGTACAAGCTTTCATGAGGCCTAACAACTAATTCAAGGTTCGTCATGTTGCCGCCTCTAGGTCAATACCTTGTGGGATTACCAACGTTGTAGGTTGTATCGTATACAACGTTTCGAATGGCCCGCCGGTCAATGGCACGAATTCTATCCGAACCCGGGTAGGATGATCCGATATAGCTTGTTTTGTTAAAGCTTCGTCCTTTGCCTCCCTAGTAAGTTCAACCGCCTCCCGTTGAACAGACGGGGAATTAGTCACATCAAATTCTTTAATTGCAGTATGTGGGGTAAATCCACGAATAAAATCTACCCCATCGTCATTAGGGTTAGCTTCCGGAATTGTATAGCCAACGTCGCCGGGGCCAACAGCTACAATCGTTCCCGAACGTTCTTGATAATCTTCCGTATAACCATCTTCAACATACATTGGCAACCCGGGAGCCGTCGCGATAGCGTCCCCATATCCGACAGCTACGCCAAGGGTCACCCGCCCCACAAGAACGCCCGTAGCTCCGTCAAGACTTGCGCCGTAGTTGACAACCTTACCCGTTGCCTGTCCGCCCGGTAAACGCGGGTCATGAATTAGCCCGGACTTCCGACAGCTTAACGTTAACACGTTTTCAAATTGGGTTTCAAACTTGACTTGAACGGCCCGCGCCCGATGTATCAGGTTCGCCCGCGCTAGCATCATGAGATAGTCAATCGCCAGCTTGCCGTTATCCGTCGTCAGGAAACTACGCCGCCTAGCGTCAACGATAGGGGCTTGTCCGTCAATCAGTTCCGACAGGTCTACGGAGTTAATAGTTATCTTTGCCCGTTCGTCATCCGCCGCTAATGTTACGATAGGTTGCATAGACGCCCGCATAATAAACTTTACCCGTTCCATATACTCCCGGCTAACATCATAACCAACAACTAACGTAGGTTTGATATGCCACAAAGGAACAACGATAGTTTCATAGAACGCGCTAAGCGCCCCTCTTACCTGAAACGTTGGAATAAGGATTGAACCCGGAGGCGTACCCTTGGGAACAACAACTCTATGGATAAGTTCAAAGGCGTCGTATTCGTCCGGGATAACCTTACCGTGTTGGGGTTCGGCTAGGCCCGTCTTAACTTCCCAACCCCCGCCTATATTACTTTCATCCTTGGGCCAATCGCCTACCAATCCTTCCCCGCTGAAGGACGTTATAAGCTTCGTTTCAATATCGTTTGGCCATTTAGACTGGAGATAATCCCGTAGGTCTAGTCCAGCTATTGCCGATTGTGTCCATGGCAATTCGGCCTCAACTTCAACCGCCCGTAGGGGTATCCCTGAAAGATTGATTTGAACCCCATCATAGAAAACCTTGTCCGTTGTGAAATCTACTAACCCATCTTCCCCGGTCAATACGTCAGATACGCTAACGTCATGGGTTAGCCGGTCAATATGATAGAGTTGGGAACGGGCCTCTAGAACAGCGTCTAAATCTTCCCGTCTATCCGGTTCAATAAATGCAGGGTTCCAATACGGAGGAACCCGAAGGGTTGCGGCTAATGCTTCCTTTTGTTCGATATAGTCCGAAGGCCTAGCTACAAAGTCCAACGAAATAACTTCCGCCTGAAGTTCAGACGGGACCCCCACAAGCCGCCCGAAGAACAGGGGAGTTATCGTAGTCCCGTCGTTGTAGGCGAACCATGACCAAAACTTACGCCCGGGGGCCAATAGCCCAATCTTGGGATTACGAACCCCTAACCTTAACGTACTGAATTCCCCCTCACTATGCTCTAGATCGAAACTGAAAACGCTTTCATCTACCCGATAATGTTCCGGCCCAAAGGTTGTTTCTGTGGGGTCAACCCAAGCAAACAGGAACGGCCCAACCGGGGCCGTTAACGGATAGCTATTGAACCGGCCCGAACCTTGAAAGGGGGATTGCAAGTCTACCATACCGTTAGACTTCCTCTAACGTCAAAGACCATTGGTGACTAGCCGCCCATTCGTCCTTGCTATTATTGTAGGCTACAACCCGCATAGTCAACCGGGGCCTATAGAACGTATACCCGTCCGCTTCCCTAGAGCTACCGGGAACAACGTTCTTAGCCGGAGCGCCGCCGGTCAAATACGAAAGTTCAACAGCGCAATCTATCTGGACTAGTTGACCGGGCCATATACCGTCTAGCGCCGGAGCGTCCATATCTTGACAGGTAATAACAGACGAATACTTTTGAAACTGAACAGCGGAAATGTCCGCCAAATCTCCGTTGACAGTTCGCCGGAGTTGTTGGGACGCTGTAATAGGGTCCAATGATTGGGTCAACCCCCGCGCCGAATAGGGAGGCATACCAAACGGCGTAATAACTATCAACGTACTTTCTATAGTCATTTCTTGCCATGATACCAGTTAGGTTTGCGTCCGGCGGAACTCATTTGCCGCCTAGTTGCGAACCGTACCAAGCTTTCCGCCGTATCTTCCGGCACCGTCAACCCCTCAAATCGTTGCCCCTCGATTGTCAGATTTATAGGCCTCCCCCCGACCCTAGGAAGGGCTACCAAGCCCCCTTGAGCGAACCGGGCTGTACGGGGGGCTAGAGCGCCTACGGCCCCTCCCATAGCGTATTGGAAGTTGTCGCGGGGTATCGCCATGGAGTTTAGCGCCCCCATGATCCGATTGCCATAGTACCGCGCCGCCCGAGCCTTCATGACCCATTCGCCATTGGATAGCCACGCCGGGATACTATCCGACGTAGACCCGCCCGCACCCCAAACCGGCCCGCCCCTAGCCCAACCGCCACCCCCGCCGCCTTCCGCCGTCTTTTCCCGGTTGATCTTTGACATGCCCAACCATTCCCGGGCCTTGTCAATTAGCTTCTGATATTGCTCAATAGCCCATTGAACCTTCTGGCCCAACCAATTCCATAGTTCGTCCCATTTCTGACGGATAAGGTCCGGAAGCTTACCTAATTCATCCGCCGCCCATTTATTCCACTCCGCTACTTTGGCTACTAATGCGTCCCATTTTGCCTCTAAATCAGTCCAGATATCACCAATCCATTTAGCGAAATCAGACAACGCTTTACCAATGGACTGAACAACCTCTAGCGCCGCCTTTCCAAACTTTTGCCAATCAACTTTATCCAAGTTCTCTATAAGTAGGCCTAGCCCGATAACTATAGCCGTAATCGCAATCCCCCATGGCGTAAAGGACAGCGCCAGCGAAGCTACCCGGGCTAGGCCCAATGCCGTAGTTACCAAACGTAAGACGCTTAACAACGACGTGAACGCCTTAACCGCTATGAGAACTCCGGCAACCAAACCTAAGTCAGACATTGAAAAGTTTGTACCGAATATTTTGTTGACCCATTCAAATGTCTTTTCAAGAATAATAATCCAGCCATTGAATACAGGAATAACAACGTTCTTAATACCCAAACCAATACCCTCTATGATCTTCCCAATAGCATATATAAACGTACTTTGGACTTGATCGGAGCGCCCCGTAAATGCCAACACTAATTCGTTGACAACCTTTTCAACGGACCTACCGAAGCTCAAAATCTTTTCCTGATTGCGCGCAATAAACTCCGCAATCCAATCCTGCCCCGCCGTCAATTGTGGGGTAAACAACAACCCAAGTTTGGTTGTCGTAGTTCCTAGCGTAGCGTTCAACTTCTTTAGGCTCTTGTCGTATTTGTCTCCTATCTCTACCTCTTGTTCAGTCAAAACAAGGCCTAACCTTTGAGCCTCTTTAATGAAGTTATCAATACCCTTTTCACCTTCCCCAAGCAACGCAACCAACGGCCCGCCAATACGCCGCCCGAATACGCTGATAACTTTTGCTGCCCTATCCGCCGGGTCCGGTATCCGTTCTAATGCTTTGGCGAAATCCCGAAGAACAGCCGTACCCGAACGCGCCCGATTAGCTCCATCAACTAACCTAACGCCCATATCCTCGAATACTTTAGTAGTTGCGTTTCCTCCGGCTTGGGCTTGCGATATGATATCGTTCAACGAATTGAATACTAGATCAAGATTACCAAGGCCTCTTGACGTTTGATTGATTGCGTAAGTTAGTTCTTGGTAGTCCTTGGTTGATTGTCCAGTTTGCGCCGCCCCGTCTCCGATACTGTCCGCCGCGTCTCCCGCGTTCCCGGCTAATTTCTTGAACGCTACGCCGATAGCTGCAATACCAGTTACAAGAGCCGCCGATTTAATTGCCGTTCCCGCCGCCGCTATCCGGCTAGCTACGTTGTCAATATTAGTTCCGAAAGACTTTGCCCCGGCTTCAGTTCGCTTTATAGTTTGGTCTATACCTTTGAAGGTTGTATTAAGCCCCGCCGCTGATTTGTCCAAAGACTTAAACGAACGTTCGCCCGCCGACGCAATATTATTTAGGGAAGCCGTAGCTTCCTTTTCACCTTCAAACAGTAGACGTTGTAATAGGTCTTGAGCCTTGATTGCCATACTACACCCTTAAGTTTCGGTCATAGTATGATTTCCAATTCTTCAAAATGTTCAAACAGATTTGACGAATAGTCCATTTCTGAGGAATACGAACGGACTTTAGCCCCACATACTTAGGCTTCTTATCTTTGATTGACAGCAACAACGGGGCACGCCCGCGCCGGTTGACCCGGAACAAGCCGCCTTGGGTTCGGGCATAATCCCGCGCCCGAACGCCCTTCAGCCTTGCATAGGTCAAGGGGAGCCATAGCAGGGGCTTCCCCCGGACAACGCCCCCGTGTTCGAACAGCCCCGCGCCTATCTGGTCATGGGTTACGTCAATGCGAGCATTAATCAAAACTCCGGACGTTGGATACGTCGTAGCTACTAACCCCTTCCTCCAACGTTGGCCAAACTTACCCGCCCCTTTGATATTCGCCCGGCCTTCGTTCTCAATATCCTTTGACGCTTGCCGCGCTCCCAACGTCGTAGCCCTAGCCATAGCTGTAACCATCTTCCGCATTTGGTCACGCCATTGTTTATCTAGGTTCTTGTTTGTAAATACGAAAGCTAAGGCCATAGGTTCAACGCGGAAGCCGTAACGATGGACCCGTTCCCGTCAACTGTAATAAGATTATGATAAGCGCAACCACAGCAATAACGACAAGGACAATAGATACAATCTGTTTCAATGGACCCGGTAAAAGGTTCGCCGGGATTTGTTGAATTAGCCAAAAGACAAAGATTAAGACGATAACAAGAATTGCGATATATACTAAAACGTCAATCATGGCGAACCTCCGTTAAGCCGTTCTAGCTTCCCATTGCTTTATCTGTTTCTTGATTTCTTTAACGTCCCCATGTTGGCCTAGCGTTATCAAGTGTAGTTGTTCAATTAGCTCCCGATACTTCCGACGTTCGGCTAGGTCTAAGAACCCTTCAAGTTGCCTTGGCGTATACTCCCAAACGTCTCCCGATCTATGCCCCAATGATATTAGTTGCTCAATTGCGGAAGCTATTTCGTACCCGCTTCCTTGCCAAAGTTTTCGTCTACTATGTCTTTTGGAATTACTCCCAACTTTTCTAGAGTTGCGACGAAAGGGCCAACACCCGTTGGGAACGTTAAGGTTACGATTGCGTCCAAGAATTCAACTTGGGTTCCCAATGGTAACAGGTCCGCCGCTTTCTTGTGTTCGTCGTTCCCGGGGTTGCCTGTCCCCGCCGCTATGATAGCCGCCGCCGCGTCCGGAACAAGCTGAAGGACAGTAGCCCCATTCAATCCTTTGGCCTCCCGTCCTGCTAGAACTTCCTTTAAGGCGGGGAAATCTTGCAAGAGCGCCACAACGCCCCGCGCCGATATCCCCGATACCGTGACCCCTTGCACCGTCAAGAATGACGGAGCAATATCCAATAGCCCAACCATTCGCCATGTATCCTATAGTTAGGCAATAACGTTAGCCGTAGCTCCCGAAGTTGCCGGAGTTGTACCCGTTGCATTGACTGCCGAAACGATAACGGTAAGCGCCGCCCCAACGTCCCCCACAACAGGAACATACGTTGACGCAATCGCGCCCGGAATATCAACCGCCGCTTTCTGCCATTTGTACGTAAAGCTTGCGGGGTTACCGGACCAAGAACCATTGTTCGCCGTCAACGTCTGCCCAACTTGAGCAATACCCGCAATAGACGGGAGCGCCGTATTCGCCGGAGCAACGTTATCAGAGAAATCAGCGGAAGCCGTTCCGAAGCTTTCGGGCGAACCCGACGCCAAGACTTCGCCGGTAATCTCCATGTTATTCCATTCGTCAGAAATGGGGTTCATGGACGACGAAGGCTTGAACGATACGGTAGGAAAGTCAAAAGTCCATTTCGGGCCTACGTCATTGGTCCCGACAATACGCAAATGTCCGTCAATTTCAGCCTCCGAAAGAATATCAATGGTAACGTTAGCCGGGTCCGATACATTCGGAATACCCATAAGCATACGTCCCAAGTTTTCGGGGGTGAATTCTTCCATAACAAGCCGGATTTGCGCCGACGTTTCCAACGCTACGGACTTGTCCTTTTTCCGGACCCCTTCCCGGCTAGAGAAATGATCAAGAGTTTCAACCGTTGGCGTGAATTCGGCTTCCGTACAGTTGCCGATTTCATGATCCAAGATAGCGCCCGATTGTCCGGTACGCTGAAAGTAGATTTTGGCCTTGCCGATTGAATAGTTATCGACATTCGGGGAAGCTATAGAGATTGTCATTGACGTTCTCCGTTAGGTAAGTTCACTAGGGATTAGCGGGTATGTAAACGAAAACGACATACCCAATTCCCCAACCATTTGACGCCCGCGCGCTAAGTCTGTCACTAGCCCGTCATACCGCATTGACCCCGACGTACCTACAATACCCTGTAACGCCGCGTCATACAACACGCTATGAATAAACTTACGGCGGAACGTATTCAACTCCGTACCTACCGTTAGGTTCGCCGGTTTCTTGTCGTCCAAGATAAAGTATACTTCCGGTGTAGCCGTTACCATATTCGGAGCATTCGACGGACGGCCCCGGCCTATGTCGCCTTCCTTTGCCAGTTCGTCACCGTCAAACACTATAATCCCGGGGCGTTTGTCGTTCGGAAGTTCGCCCCTATTCCGTACCCAACTCTTAACGCCTTCAGCCTCTTGAGCTACGACATATAGCCGGGCCAAGATTTCTTCACGCCTATCCCTCATTTGCGTATCTGCAAATCAAAGTAGATAGCCACGCCGTTAGGCATGAAAGGTTTAGACGTAACTAAACGATAATCCCCCACACTAGGGGCCAGTTCTTTGTCTGAACTTTCGATTACTACCCTGTCCGTTTCCGGGTTCGGGATTAGAACGCTGTCAAGTCCCAAGGCTGGACACATAGCCTTAATATCCGAAAACTGAATAAGTTCGCCGTCCCGTTCTTCAGCTTCGTAGGACAGCAACAACAGCGAAACAGAAGCCCGGGTAGAACCGCGCCGTATAGTCGCACGAACGCCCGCCGCTTCAATGTCCGCTTTAGCCGATTGCCGTTCCGCGTCGTATACGCCCATAGCTAGACCCTTTCCACTCGCAAGGGTCCGCCGCCGTATTGCTTAAGCAAAGGGTCCAGCCAACTATCGACAGCCGCCGACGACGAATAGTTAGCCGATTGGTCCGCCGAAAACCATTCGGTTTCAAGGGGTCCAACTACCTTACGTTTGACTGCCCCGCCTTGAGTTGTGGGGAGGAAATCAACGCCCGCCGCTCCGTCTACGACTAGTTGACACTCAAGGTTCTTGACTTCAGGTACGATAACGTCCGGGGCAATCAATGTGCCGTCAATATACATTCCCGTCCTTGGGAAGGGTAATGGTTGATCGGAGTAAGTTTTCGTTCCTTGATATCGCGCCCGGTTCGCTATGATGAAATCCATAGCCCGGATAGTCAAGGCTTCTAATTCTACGTCATCTTCAGGAATGGTACGGTTTCGCGCCGTCGCATACTCTTTAACTTCGTCAAGAGTTACGAAGCTATTAGCGTCCGGAACGTTCGAACCATCTTCGATTAACAGCGTCATTGGTCCGCCTTATGTGACGGTAACCGTTGAAGTCTTGGACAGGGATAGTTCCGGGCTTGCCTGATAAATCCATTTCCATGTAACGACAGACGAACCCGCCGCAACCCCTGTCACCAAACCGCTAGCGTTGACAGTAGCCGCCGCCGGAGTTGCACTAGTCCAAGTAATCCCCGCGCCGGAAGTCTTTTCCGACATAACAATATCGCTTCCAACAATCTCCGAAATGATAGCTTTAAGTTGCGTCGTAGCTAGCGCCGCAATACTAACCGCCGCCGGAACTACAACAGCGTCTTTCATTTCATTCATTGGCGTAGCTGCAACTACCCCTAATGGGTAGTTGGCAATAGCCGACGTATAAGCCGCCGGAATAGTCCCCGCCAAACCGTCAGCGGGTTCAAGGGAGCCGTTCAACGGAATATCCGCCGCCCGAACCCCTACCACGCCGTAACGATTGTTCAACGTATCAATTTGCGATTGTTCCCCCGCCGTAGGGATTTTCGTTACACAAAAGAACAAAACCTTTAATGCGTTCATTTGGGTTCCCCGGATTTCCAACTGCTAGGGTTGGCCGGGGGTTCCTCCGTAGGTTCCTCCGGCTTTTCCTTTTTCAATTTGAACTTTGGGAACGCTTCCCGGTAGTTCGCCGGGATTGCCGGGCCAGCTACATAGTCGCAAGCCTCTAGCGGAATTTCGGGTTGAATGAAGTTCGCATTTCGGTAAAAGACCCCCGGCCCCATCTTCGCCCCGGCCTCCATATCGTCGTTTGACGGACGACTACCAGCGACAAAGTAAAGAACCTTTGGACCTTTAACCGCCATGACAAACTCCATTCAACTTACGAACGTTAACAGGGTGGACAGGGGATAGGGTGTTAACGTTATTGGGTAACCAACAGAACGCCCGCCAAGTCCTTATGGGACGTAGCGTACCTGTCCCAATTGGTCATGACCGCAATAGCCGCGTCATTCGGAGCCGCCGCCCCGCTGGCCTTATCCCAAGCGTAACCCTTCACGCCAAGTTCGTAGGACCATTCGGCCTGATAGTCGCGAAGGATATTTTCGTCGCCGTTCGTCGTGCTCATGTTGTCGTCAAAATCGTTTTGCTGGTCAACCTGAACAGCGTTCGCAACAAGGCCCAACGTGTTGAACGTATCCGGCGTAGCCGCCGGGTTCGTCAACGAAGGACTATCCGACACAACGAACACGCGCCCGAAACCATCTTGACGAACGTTGATAGTTTCGAATGAGAACAACGCTTCCGAATTCGCAAGGGCCGAACCGTAGATATCGAACAACGGTTTCGAGTGCATAACCCAAGCTAGAATGTCTTGGTAGCTGTCCCCGAATTTGGATTGCGCCACATTGAAAGATGAAATGGTCGCAATAGCAGCTTGGGACGTAAGAATTTCCGCCGTGTTGTTCAACGCTGCAACCGTCCCCATAAGCGCCGTATTCAACATATCGGCCATGGTATCTTTGGCCAATTGCTGCCCAACAACCGCGCCGCCTTCCTCCGGGTTGCGCTGTATCCAACGGAATTGAGACGGAGGCAACGAAATCGGGGGAGTACCCGCCGCAACCTTGACCATGGTTGCCACAAGATGTTCAAGGGTCTTTGGCGTAACCGCGCCTGAACCGTAGGGATTGCGCCGACGAACAAGACCCGAAATCTTTTTCCAAAAGGCTTCGTCCGAATAGTCCCCGACATGAGCCTTCGTAGACAAGACGATAGTTCCCCGCGAAGCCGCGTTGAACAAATCAACTTGCTGTTTCAGAACTTCCGTCTGAGACGAATAGACGAATTCGGAAAAGACGGCCAAATCAGAAAGGGCCATAGTTACCTCCGTTGGGTTAAGCTTCCGACGCCGCTTCCCGTTTCGCTTTCAAATGCGCCGCCAAATCCTTAGCGGAAGCCTTTGAAAGATCAACAGGCTTTTGAGTTTCGGAAGCCCCGCCACCGGGGGGCCTACTATCCGGGCTACTTCGCGGGGCACCGCCGCCGCTAGCCTTACTGCCGATAATAATAGCTGCAAATTCTTTATTTGCAACAAATTCCTTTTCCAGTTGCGCCGTCGTCAATTTCGACGATTGCCCGTCCTTGTCCAAGATAACTAATTCCGGTTCGTCTCCGTCAAATGATACGGTAAGACGTTCAAGTAACGCCTTTGACATAAGGGTTGGAGCCGATGAAATACGACTAGCGATTTCGTTAGCCGCCGCGTTGACCATTTGCTTTTTAATGAATTCGTCCTTACTTGAAAGCTTCGTAGACAGTTCGCCCTTTTCGTCGTCCCAAGCTTTCTGAAGCTTGGCAATATCCGTTGTCTTTCGTTTGTTCGGACGCCTACGCCTATCGCCTTCCCCTTCGTCATCTTCGCCGGGTTCGTCGCCTTCGTCGTCTCCCTCCAGTTCCTTCAACCGGGCTTGTGCTTTCTTCAAATCGTCTTGAGCCTTTTTCTTGTCCGCCTTTTCCCTATCCCGCGCCCGCCGGAGTTCTGCCGTATCGTCGTCCCCCTCAAGATCAAGAATATAGCTGTCCCCGCTTTCGGTATATTGTTCTTTGATACCGTCCGCTAGCTTCGTATATTCTTCCTTGGTTAGCTTGCGCTTCATTGCCATGGGTACACCCTCACTAGATCAAGATGATATCCAACTTATCCCGTAGCCCGTCTAACGAAATAACCTTAACGTTGTCAAGGCTAGGGTCCACGTCCCCAAAGATATCCTTTAAGACTTCGCTAGGTTGTCCGTCTAACCATTCGGCTAACGTATCCGGTTCCTCAATATCTTCCCGGCTAGGGCTAATTGGAACCGTCGTACTACGACAGTTGTAATGGGCTGGAGGTTGCGGACCTTCCCCCATCTTATAAATCTCGCCGTCACGTTCCCAACAGATTTCAGTAGTTACGTCGTCCAATACAGAAACCCATTGGTATTCGTCGTAGTAAGATGGGGCTATCTTATCCTTTACCGAAGAACTAGTATGCGACATTAGGGTACTAGCCAACGTTCGGCCCCAACCGCTAATCTTTCCAAATACTCCGTCCTTATATCCTAATGATTTAACCCCTCGAATACTTTTGAATACGTCCGTCGTATCCAATTTATCAGCGTAGCCATTCCTTAAAAGACGTTCGATATTCCCGACAGACGAATTCCGAAATGTATTGGCAGACTTTTGAAAGGTTTGCCCGGTAGCTGGAATATTGGAATTCTTCACGCTACCCCACACATTCGAGGGGGTAGCTAACCTGTCTCCGGTATCCTCCCGAAACATTCCTTGGAATAAGGTAGTTTCAACCCGGGACAGCTTCTTAGTATCGTTCATTAGTTCTTTAGTATTCTTGTTATGAACGTCGTTTGTCCGGAGCCGGATATCTGCCACAAACCTATTAAAATCCGCTTTGGTAAATTCTCCGAAGTTGTCAACGTTAATATTCTGAAACGCCCGTTTAACTACAGCGTCAAGGTCCGATACAACAGACGAAGAAAATTCGTCCGCTGTACCTTTCTTCGCCCCCTCCAGATAGAGGGAGTGTCTTAGCATCATGTCGTATAAAGACGCCATTTACGCCGCCGGAGGTTCGCTACCGGGTTCGTCTAAGGTTACGTCCCCTAGCCCCAACTTTTCTTGTTCGTCCCGAATAACTTTCAAAGCTTCGTCGTCAGGCATAGTAGCAATTCCAGCCCGCCGGAGGTTCGCCCGCATTTCGCCAAAGCTAAGGGCTTGCGCTTGCCATTCCTGAATAAGCGCCGAACGTTCGTTGGACGATAGCTTAATCAAATCAAATTCGGTATTCAATTCGAATTTGATAGCGTTCATAGCTTCAGGGGATACGCCTTCGAATTGCGCCGCCCAACGTAGCCCTTGGGTAAAGGCGTCCGATACGTTATCCGCCGACGCCGACAACGTAGACGTTTCATAGCTTTGGTCTATGCTAGCCTCCGTCGCCGTTCGCTGTACGGCTTGCGGTTCTACCAGCTTGGCACCCAAGGCCACCATTTGCCGTTCCTTGTGCTTCATGG